ATCCTTCTTCTCTACAACTCGATTCTACCCTACACACTACCCTCGACATCGACATCGACATCGACCTCATTTAACGTCTATCTCTCTTTTGTTTCCGCAACGAACCATAGGGATACAAAAATGTGGATTGCCTATATCCTTACATTTTCATCTTTATTCTCCTCCTTCCTTTCTCCTTTCTTTCGGCTCCCTTCTCTTCTATTTTTTATTCTCCAAAATTTTCAATAAATTCTTATCTCCTAGAATCTCTTCTAAAAATGATTCTATGACATCATATTCTAATCGTTTAAATTCTTCTATAGACATTTTTGCTACTTCTTCATTTAATTCCGTTTCTTTCACGATGATCCATTTTTTTCCTATTTTCACCATATCTCCTTTTTCTACCTTTCGTAAAACAAGACCCTTTTCGTATAATATTTCCATTTGCTCCTTTATATCTTCCATTAATCCTTTTATATCCTCATATCTCAAACCCTTTATTTTATAAATGCTCTCATTTTCGATGGAGGCATCTATTTTCTCTTTCAAATCTTCTACCATTCCGTGTTTTATTCCACGGAAAGTAACTGTCGTTGGGATTTTTGTAGATTTGGTCATTTTTCCGTAAAACATATTTTTAAAAAAATCGACAATAACGGATTGCTCATTTCTCTGAGTTTGTAACGGTAGCTCAGTAAAACCATTAGGCGGATGTTCCGGACCAAATGCCGCTTCTATGATATCTTTCGATAATGCCTGACCTTCTTGCTGAACCTCTTCTACTAAATCTTTCTCAAACATATTTTCTTCACCCTCAACCTCAACCTCGACATTTTTATATCCCAAACGTTGAAAGTAAATTTTGTCGTACATATTTGTCGATATTTTTATAATAACAGCGTCTTTATTGGTTGTAATAAAGTTCATTCTTTTGGATAATGTTATACTATATTATCATTATACTTATTTTTTCCGTAAAAAATTGAAAGGCTTTTCTGAAAATTAGTTAATAACATCTAAAAACAACCACCAACGATCAACCATCAACGATTCACGGTCAATTTATGCAATGAACGCTGTAAATTGCGATATTGCAATGGAAATAATGGACAAGGAATGTTGCATTTGTATGGAAACAATCGGTAAGACAAACAATTGTACAACGGCTTGCGGTCACGAGTTTTGTTTAAAATGTCTGGTTTTAGCATTGGGACGAAATGGAACATGTCCTATGTGTAGAACTACCGTAATTGAAAAAAGTGATGAAGAAAGTATTGGAGATTCAGATTCTGATTCAGAAGACGATGATAGCGATATTGATAGCGACGACGAAGATGATCACCACGATTTTGGATACAATCGCAGAGAAAATTATGATCTTGTTGCATCGGCGGATTCTATTTCTTCGATTTTACAAGATAAGGGATACACGATGGCTGATATCATTTCGTTATATCTCAATCGAAATAAGCGTGATGATCCAGCAAAAGAAGCCGATGGATTCTTAGACCGTCTCGATTCTGACATATTTATGATAAAAAAATACGGCGACAATGAGATTGAAACCGAATACAATGAACGATTCATGTTTATGGAAGAAGATTCTCGCCGTCATAGAATACGTAGCTTGTCAGTAATATCGATAATGTCTCATGACGAGGAAAATGTCATGAGAATCTTATTTGATTAGAGTTGGAGAATCGGGCGATACATGAATAAAAAATATGAAAAATAAAAACAATATATTACATTGTTTTTATTGGTATCGGGGTCATTCCATATACAATTGTAATTGAATCTTTTTCTTAGTCTGATCCTCATTTTGAAACAAATATATTTTAAATAGCCTCCGCGAATAATTTGGTATTTCACATTCTTTAAGGTCTATCCGTGTTTTGTATCCTCCATTTGGATACAAAAACACCCTTTGACCTATATCCTTTCCGGGGATAAATGTATTTATCCCCGGATGTAGATTAATAATATTGATTCGCGAAAGCATTTTCCATCTCTCTAAATAAACCATATAAGAAATAGACCCATCAACTTTCACCATTTTATCAAAAACAATACCAGCATGCAATTCAGAATCGCCTGATAAAATATTAGGGTCATTCAAACACCTATGTAAAACATCACAATCTGTTTGAATCTTACGTATTGATCGCATCGACGTATTTATATATTCCATTTTTCCAATCCATTGTGTCATAAATTGACAAGCATTTTGCGAAACTGTCATATCCATTATATTTCGACAAAAATACATATAATTCAATAAATCGACCAACCGTCTTATTGGACTCGTTATATGTGCATAAGATTTCAATTGTAAAACATCATGATCTATGCGAATATCATCGGAAAAACATACATATTGCCCCGTTGTATTATTCCAATTTCGTATCACTCGTCGCGTTTCCTTTGAAAGTGTGGGATCGGCCAATTCTTCATCCATAGGCGCAAAATTCGATTCATTGAATGATACCGAACGAAAAATGCCACATTTATTTTTCGCCAAGAATACAGCGCAATATGTATTCATAAAAATCATCCAATAAGCCACTAGGTCATGACTATTAGCAACCGATTTGTCCATTTTTGCCGTTATTTTCAAGAAATCCAAATAATGTTCATCGTCCAATAATTCCACATCTTCATATCGATGATTTTTGGCAACACGTATGAGTCCATTGGAAAAACGGATTTTTTCCATGTCGAAAACGCCATCATTGGAAACCGGGACGTCCATAATAAAGGCAAACCGATTCTCTTTTTCTTGCAAACTACAGAGAGCGTCTGACAAAACTGTAGGTAGCATGGGACGACGATAATCTGGCAAATAAATGGTGGCTACTCGTTGGCTAAACGAATTCCAAAGGTCCATGGTTTCCAGCCAAACATATACATTTGCTATATAAACGCTCATAATAAATCCACCACCTTTGGGATTATTGTCATCTGGTCGAATACTGAATCCGTCGTCGAAATCCAAACTATTTTTCGGATCAATGGTAAATACATAATCTTTGGTTCTATCCTGTATGGCGAAATCCGGATTTTTAAGGATTTGATCCACATATTCTTGTGTGGTCGTTTTTTTAAGTGCATTACGGGCCTTGCTCGTCATTTCATTAATACTGACATGAAGACTTTTACTATAAAGTTGATATTCATAGAATGCCTCGATACTATCAACGTCACCCAAAGTTTCCACCAAAATACCCTGGGGGTGTTTATCTATCCATTGATCAAATCGAAAAATGACATATTTATTTGGTTGGACTTTGCTAAACCCTATTTTGGGTTCGTATGGAACCAAAAATGCGGGCAAATGTCGATCATCGGGAATACATTTATAAAACAGACGTTTTTTATTTGTGGTTCGACCATATGTTTTATTAGTATTCAATTGGAGAACTCCGGCTATAGTGGAAAGAACCCGCGTAGGCGAATGGACAATTGCGTTCGTATTTATATCGACTATATCTTTGGTGAAATATTTATTTTGAACGGGGTCTAATTGTGGATATAGATCTATTGGAATTTCGATATTGGTATTCACATCTTGGAAAGACCATCGTTGATACGTCCGATCTTCAATGAGGATTCTTACTTGGTTTGTTGGTGGATTCATTCTTCAATACAATTATATTGTCAGGTAATGTTTATGTCTTTTTCATATCAATGTATTTTTTGAAGTGTGAGATTTTTGAGTTATGTATCTATCAAAACAAAATAAACATTATTTATCATATAATATAAGAGTCGATTTGGATGCCACCCAAAAAATATTATAAAAAAACATTGGTAAATAATGCGACAAAAAAATCTATCGAAAAAATAGATTTGGATATTGGGGTGGGATCCGAAAATAAAGCAAAATGGCTTATTATCGTAGAATCTCCATCCAAATGTGCTAAAATAGAACATTATCTTGGCAATGATTATAAATGCATCGCTAGCAAGGGACATTTTCGCGAAATTGGTGGATTAACGAAAATAAACACCAAATCCAATTTTCACCCCACGTTTGATATCATCGCCGAGAAGAAGGATCATGTGGAGAAAATGCGCGCCATTATTCGTCAATATTCTTGGCAAGAAATACTCTTGGCGACGGATGATGATCGAGAAGGCGAAGCTATTGCTTGGCATATATGTCAAACATTTCATTTACCCGTTACCGATATCGCGCGAATAACATTTCACGAGGTTACACAGGGTGCAATCCTGGAATCTGTGCGAAATCCTGGTAAAATAAATATGAGTATGGTATATGCACAACATGCGCGCCAGATCTTGGACATTATTGTGGGGTTTAAAATATCCCCCCTTTTGTGGAAAAACATACATCGAGGGAAAACAGCACTTTCGGCAGGTCGATGTCAAACACCCGCACTACGATTGGTATATGATAATGAACAATTACGTAAATCGGGGTCCGGATCGGTAGAAACGCGATACAAAACGGTGGGGCATTTTTTTCCAGGATTTGATCCTGTTTCGGGGATTCCATTTGAATTAAACTGTGAATTTGATTCGAGTGACGAAATGCGTGAATTCTTGGACAATTGTGCTGGATCTCCGGGGAGTAAGGGTGACAAAAAATTGCAATTATCCATTGGCGAACCAAAGGAATCGAGGCGATCACCACCCAAACCATTTAACACATCACGCCTATTACAGGTGGCGAGTAATCAATTGAGATATTCTCCCAAACAAACGATGCAAATATGTCAAACATTATATCAGAATGGACATATTACGTATATGAGAACAGAAAATACCAAATACGCTCCCGCATTCTTGGAAACTATGTGGCGATTTATTACCAAGGAATATGGATCCGATGGAACAGATGGAGGATACATTGGGAATTTGGCGGCTTTATCAAATGGAGGAGGGGGTGATTCGGCGGTTCAAAATTCAACGGACGCCGCGAATCCACACGAAGCTATACGCGTAACCAATATTAATACCCGATCTTTACCCGATGATGGAAGAGAAGCGACGCTCTATAAACTGATTTGGCAAAACACAGTCGAAAGTTGTATGTCGGATGCGATATATAGTGTTTCCATGGCCAAGATAACAGCACCTCAGGATTTGCATTTTTCACATACATTGGAAATTCCGAAATTCTTGGGGTGGAGGCGTGTTTGGAGCAAAAATCAGGGGCAAGATCAAGATAAAGAGGTCGCAAAATTGCTATATCTTAAGGGACTTTTAAATGCGAAACAAAAGGCAAATGTGCCGTCATCCCCCTATTTATATATTGAAAGCACAGTCGTCGTAAGAAATAATATTTTACATTATACGGAAGCCAGTCTTATTCAAAAATTAGAAGATCTGGGTATTGGACGCCCTTCCACATTTGCAATGTTGGTGGAAACAATCCAAGAACGCGGTTATGTAAAATATATGGATGTTCCCGGAAGAGAAATAAAATGCCAGGAATTCAAATTGTATCCCGATGTTTTGGAATCGATAGAATCGATAAAAACTTTTGGCCAAGAAAAGGGGAAATTGGTGATTCGACCCATTGGAATCTTGGCAATCGAATTTTTGATCCAGCATTTCGAAAATTTATTTTCCTACGATTATACGAAGAAAATGGAGACTGATTTAGACCGAATCTTGGCACTAGGACAGGAAGATGCCGAAGTAAGATGGCCCGAATTATGTAAAAGTTGTTATACGGAAATCGGGGTTTCGACCAAGCGTTTATCGGAATCAACAACAAAGCCGCGATATTGGATCGATGACGATCATGAATTATTGATACAGCCTTTCGGAGCTTCAATTCGTAAGGTAGATCAGGAAACAGGTAAAACATCTTATTTACCAGTAAAGCCGGGGTTCGAAATAGATATGGAGAGACTTGGACGGGGTGAATATGTGGTGGCGGATTTGGCTGCATTTGAAAGTGAATTTCTTGGACAATATGAGGGTTTGGATGTTACCGTACATATTGGTAAATATGGACCGTATATTAAATGGGGGGATCAAAATCGAGGATTGGGTGTGGATTTTTCATTTAATGATGGGGTTTTGTTAGATGATATCATTCCGTTTTTATCACCTCAAGATAGTAGCAAAATAGAAAATATAGAGGGGGGTGATGGTGATGGTGACAAAACAATGCGAAAACCACCACAAATTAAAAATTCACAGGTGTTGCGTCCCATAAATAGTGATATGAGTGTTCGATCAGGAAAATTTGGACCCTATATATTTTATAAAACGTCGGAAATGAAAAAACCGAAATTCATTTCTCTTGGAAAAAAGTTCAAGGGGGATCCTTTTACATGCGAACTGAATAAATTGGTAGAATTTGCCAATGCGTAAAATTGATGTTTATTTTGATAAATATATGAATTGTATCTATCAAAAATGAAAATCAATCACACTGATTTACAGCCGGGCAAAAAATATATTATTCAAAATCATAATCAAACGAAAATCGGTGAATTTATCAATCGATACGATATATATTCGTGCGCCTATTTCAAAATTTTACTGGACGGTGGCAATGATTATTATTATGGATACATAAATTGCAATAACTCATTTTACGAGTTCTTCGAATCATTGGGAATAAAATGCCGTGAATCTCCAGAAAAAACATGTAATATGCTAGATTTTCGCGATTTTCTGTCATTATTTTCATTTCAGATACAAAATCAAGGATAGGATTGATAAACGATTGATGGATCAATGCGATGTTCTTCTGCTATACCATATCCTATATGCGGATGTCTGTAGGCTCGACAAAATCTTGTGTGATATGCATGTTCAGGATCAATTTCAATCTGATTACACCGACCAAAAAGAAAAATGAGACAAAATATAGTTATGATTTGTATATTTTATAACTATGTTTCAGGTAATTTGTTAGATGTTCCTTTGTTATTTTCTTATCTAAAATATTAGTAATTACCTTATAAATGTCCTCATAAGTATTTGGACTTTCCTTCTTTATATAATGTTTTAACTGACTAAAAAATTCCTCTATACTATTAGTTTCAGGATGATATGGAACGCTATATAACAAATGATTATTGTCATATTCTATTTTTTCTCTTATTAGTTTTGATTTATGATTGACCGCATTATCCATTATTACCAAATGGTTTTTGTATTTGGATTGAATAAATTCATCATAAAAATCCAAAATATCATTTGTTTTTACTCCTCCTTTCCTTTCAGGATATAATTTCCAACCAATAACTTTATCAGCAATTATAGCACATAATAAATTATATCTTTTGTAAGGGTATTTATTTGTTTTTTTGATTACTCTCGTTCCACTTCTACTTCTTCCATAGGTAAGTGTCATATTTAGGTAAATGGATGTCTCATCTAAACAAATGGTTCTTTTGTAGTCAAATTCATTTAATTTTTTATAGAAGATTTCCAAATCCTCTTTTTCTTGCCCTTCCTTCTTTTCAGGATAGTATTTACTTCGTAGTCGTTTTCGTGTAAGTTTGTGTTTATGTAAAATATTATAAATACTCATATCTGTAAGATGAACTTTAAATTTTTCATTTACCAATTTTGATAATTCCCATAGAGTAGTTGTATTGTATTTTCTAACATTCTCTTTTACAAATTTTTCTATTTCAGGTGTAATTTTGAGATTATGATTTTTGCGTGTTTTTCGGTTTAAGTTTCCTTTTTGTTTATATGTTTTAATCCATCTTGCTAATGATTGAAACTTACAATTGAATATTTTACAAGTATCTCGCATATCTTCATTATGTTCTAAATAATACTCTACTGCGGTTTCTTTATAATCTTCTGTGTGTTGCTTCATAATAAATATTTATAAAAAATATTAAAAATATTTATACTATAATATGAAATGGACGAAATAGATATTATTAAAAAGGAAAATGAGGAATTGAAAAAAAAGAATGCAGAACTGGAAGAACGATTAAAAAAATATACAAATGGAGATAATCATAAACGATATTACGAGAAAAACAAAGAAAAATATAAGGAATTAGGATCTAATTATTTACAAAAATTAAAGGAAGAAAATCCTGAAAAATTAAAGGAATATAGACAAAGGGCGTATCAAAAACGAAAGGAAAAAATGAAAGAAATTCAAGATTGTGATAAATAAAATATTATTATTTTATATAATAATGGCAGAACTTAATCTCTATTAGTGCATAAATATATTTATGCACGAAAAGGATATAGGCAATCCACATTTTTGTATCCATTTGGATACAAAAACACGGATAGACCTTAATGATTTAGAGAAATTACAAAAACAGGTTGAAAATTTGAAAGAAGAAGTTGAAAATTTAAAACTTTTTATAAGATTTAATAATAATGATATTGCTAGAATAGTTATGATTAGTAAATCATTTGACCAATATAGACAATTATTAGATAATTATTATTATATGCTAATCGATGAAGGCGAATCAACGCAGGATGTCCTTATGGATAAAGGGTACTTCATAGATGAAGATGGACACTATCAACCTAAATATCAAGAATATATGAATAGATATGATGCTTGGTCATTAAAAGTATATAAATCAAGAAAAGAAGCAGAAGAAAGTAAAGTTGTAAAGGGTGGAAAAACTCGTAAAAACAGAAAATCAAGAAAATGATTTAGGAAAAATAATATTATTGCGTATATTTATTTAAAGATATTTTCTTTACATAAATTATAAAGGATGGCAACGAAAAAAGAACCTCCTGATAAATATCGGTGTTTGAAACTACCAATTTCTTCTATCCTTTTTCAGGATTTAGAAAAAAGAAAAGAAGTAGAGGAAAATATAGATATTTTACAAAAAGCAATCATTAGAACAAATGCAATTTCCAGCAAAACTTATTTTTTATTGAGATTATGGGTCTTACACAAATATCATAATAACCAAGAAATTCCTGAAATTACAACAGATACTATTTCAATGTGTATGAAATCAGTTGTGAAATCTTCATCAGGACAAAAACCAAAAGGAAATAATGCAATTTTATTGGACGAGTTTCAAAAAATAAACATATTTTCTTTGGAAGATGGAAGTAATTTATCCTCTATTTTAGATTATTATTCTACTACAATGATTACCGCAATTGAAAATAATATCAAGATGCGATTTTTTGATTATATCAAACGATTTGTAAATTGTTATTTCAAGCATCTTTACCAAAACGAACTGGAAAATAAAGAATTCAAAAAGCAACTTTATAGAGAAATAAATTTGATAAAAAATGATATTATCAATAATACACTTACTTGTGATGAAAAATATCATAGTTGGTTAAAAGAAAATCGTTATAAGATTGTTCCTGAAACATATGAAACCAGTTATTACTATGATATTAAAGTTTCTCCATACAAATATTTGAAACATATGATTTTTATGTGTTTGGAATTAGAAAAGATTGAAAGAAAATCATTCCAGTTTTTTCCTATACAAACAAACGCTATTC